GATCTTGAATATAATGTTTTTGTATTTTTTGTAGACTACAATCGAACGGAGCAACACAATCAAGTCAAGAAGTTTTATGAGGAGAAGGCTAAGATGAACCTGAGAAAACTTCAGAATCAACCAATCAGAAAAACACACGATGAAAACGATTACATGAGTTATGACACTTTACAGGAATTTAACTCACGTAAACGTTGGAAATTGATCATTGATAATGTCATCAAAAACCCAGAATTTTACGCCTGTGTTCAATCACACGAGAGAAAAAAGTTTTCTATTAAATAATGAAGTCCAAGGCTTTCATTTTGAGACAGATCTCGGAGCTTCTTGAAAAGAACCGAGGGTTGTGTGAGATTGAAATTCAGGAATGGATCAAGGAGAATGAAAAGATGACAGTCTATGAGCTTTTGACCTTTAAGAAGGAGTTGTCAAAAACAAAAGAATATCAGGATGTCTCATGTATGAGATGGTTTAGAGATGAGGATCCTTAAATAGATATGTTTAAAAGCTGGTGTAGTCAAAACGGCTTTCTGAAAAAAGTCCCCAATCCATCACACGTGCTCCTGGACGGCGGTTGCCTGTCTGTGCCGTTTGATAGATTGAATGAATTCTATGATAAGTATATCGAGGCGATCAAGTCTGACGAAAAGTTGTTTGTCGTGGAGCAGAAGACGGTTACATACAACTATTTCGTGGACATAGACTACAAGGATGATGATAGTTTGGGAATCGATGCGATTGGAGATATTTGTGACGTCATCTGTAAATGTGTGAAGAAGTTTGGTGGAAAAGAGTGTATCATCTCCGTGGCCAAACCCAAGAAGGCTGGCTCCAAGATTAAGACTGGTGTTCATCTGAACTGGCCGGGGTTCGTCGTGAATCAGGAGATTGCCGTATACTTGAGAGAATATATCATTTCAGACTTGTTCAGTTACGACAGGGAGACCGCGTGGTACACAATCATCGATTCCTCCGTGTATGGAAATCCTGAAAGGAAAACGAAGGGGAGTGGATTTCGAATGCCCTGGTCCCATAAAATGAACAAGGGGGTCATCGAGGGTATGTATCTCCCACTTTTCAAGTATACGTGGCCGCTCCCCTCTCTGGTGCGAATCACACCGGAACCTGACGCGGCCATTTTGAAGGCGTCCGCCGTTCGAACCGATAAGGAGGTGACAGTTTCGATTGACATCACACCCTCCAAGCGGAAAGAGGGTGCATTCACGGTGGAGCAGATGAAAAATGAAGTGTATGACAGCACACTCAGAAACCGACTAGAAACCTTCATCCGTAAGAATATGAATGGTCAGGAAGACGCATACATCACTAAGATTTACAAATCGAAGAATACGTTCCTAGTGTCGAGCACGTCCAAGTGGTGTGAAAACATAAAACGAAAGCATAACTCTAACCACATATGGTTTCTGATCAGTGGTAAGCAGATTTTGCAAAAGTGTTTTTGCACCTGTCCAACTCTAGACGGGCGCAAGGATGGATTTTGTAAAGATTTTTGCGGTCGAAGACACGAACTCAGTGGTGACATCGTTTCTATCCTTTACCCAGACAAGGAGGAAATCAAAAAGTGTAAGGAGATTACAAAGTTTGTGGAGAAACCTCTACCCAACATCAAGTCTGATCTCGAAACATTTTTAAATCGGTGGATGAAAGTTGACAAGAATACGAAAATCATCGACATCAAACGTCAGAAGGGTGTTTTGACTCTCACCACAACCTCGAGGTTTTGTGAAACGACATCATCCTGCCACGATAAACTGATGACATACACCATCAAAAAGAATGAAATTAAACAATCATGCCCTATATGCAAGAAATGTACGTCCAGAACACATAAACTGACTCCTAATATTATTAAACTACTTAAACAATAATACGCTATATATGGTAAATGTTTACGCGGTCCGGTAGAGCAATCAAGAAACCCACTGTATTTGTCCCCACAGAGACTGTATTAGACGACGATTATTGCACCGATGACTATGACACCGAAATCGGTTCAGAGATTGACACTGACGAAGAGTGTTACTCTGACGAGAGTGAAGATGACTATGAAGATGACGCCGATGAGAATGGCAACCTGAAGGATTTTGTGGTGGATGATGATGAGGAAAGTGAGTCAGAAGACGCTTAAAAAAAAGGAAAAGTATATTAGTAATGGAAAGTGATATTGGAAATCCCATAGAATACAACCCTGACATCGACCCCCTCGTTCAAGAGGAGAATGAAAAAAACAGTCAACAGATGCCCCCTGAGCAGCAGCAGTATTATTTTCAACCTCCGGATATGAACTATGGATATCCTCCTCCACAGGAGAAGGAACCCTTTGATTTGTTTAAAAACGTAGACAAGTCTACCTGGATCATCGCATTCGCTGTATTCCTTCTCGGCTTCTTTATGGGTAAGACCATGCAGCCGGTGATCCTCAGATATACCTAAGCCTCTACAGTCTCTTTGAGATGTGGAGAACCACTTAACCAGTTATCATCTGGTATTGTCGAATAAGGCACGAATGTTCCCATGTCACCCTCCTCAAAAACAGCACCGAAAGTCTCCAAACCAGTATCTTCAACAAATCCAACTGTCGAAGATGCTTCAGTGACCTCCTCCTTCACCACCTCTTCCTCTTCCTCCTTTTTGTTTTTTAAGGTGTATTGTGGTTTAAAAAACAAAATAAAGAACGCTCCAACCAAGAGAATGGTCAGAATAATTTCCATCATTGTTTATTATATGTATATATTATTTACGCGGAAGAGGTGACCTCGGGTTCACCCCCCTCTGTGATCTCCTCAAGCTTGGCTTGAGTGGAATTCTCCTCCTCACGCGCCTTACGTCTCTCCTCCATCTCAGTGGCTACAATCGAATCAGCCTCCTTGACGAGTTCCTCCATGGGAGTGTCTGGCTTTTCCTTCTTGAGGCGCTCGAGAACCTCAGCTGGGTGAGAAACTGGGGCTTCATCGGGCTTGGTGTAAAACTTAGAGTTGTCGTCACCGGGGCTGAAGTGATTCTTATTCACCATCATGGCATCCTTACGCTCTTGGAACAGTCGCGCCGCCTGTGCCTGGTTCTCCTTGTATCCAGTCATGATCTCCTCGAGCTTCTCGTTCGTGTAGTGGACATCGTCGATAGCCGAGGGATCGGGGGGGATGAGAAGCCACTTATACATGTCTACCACGTAGATGTCAAAAGTGGGATCCTCCTTCTGAAGGCGCTTGGCGTGATGAGCAGCCTCGTCACGGTTGGCAAACGCACCACGAATCTTGATTCCGAATTTGTCATTCTTCTGAGGAGCTTCAGGTCCGACAACGGAGAGGCACGCGAAGAGCTGCCCGGGAACGGTGGTGTAATCTTGTGTGAGAGACATTATATCCAATAGTCTTTTCAAAACTTTAAGTTCTTTATACTTAAGTAATCTCTTAAAGGAATGATTCTATTCAAAACCATGGAAGAGATCCGAAAGAATCACAACGAGGCCAAGAGATCTTTGATACAGTCTGTCACGGAGAAAGGTAACAGTATCTTAGACGTCGGTTGTGGTTTTGGTGGAGATCTTCAAAAATGGCACAGGTGCGGGGCGAATATCAACATGTGTGACCCAGAACCTAGCGCCCTCGTGGAGGCCAAGTCTCGCGCCAAAAACATGCACATGAGGGTGAATTTTTACGAGGGTGACATCCACAACTGTCCAAACAGAAAACATGACATCGTGTGTTTCAACTTTTCACTTCATTACATCTTCGCGTCGAGGGAACTCTTCTTCAGTTCTATACGAGAAATCAAAAAGCGAATAAAACCAGATGGAAAAGTTATAGGTATCATCCCCGATTCTGAAAAGATTATATTTAAAACACCCTACTTGGACAGTGATGGTAATTTTTTTAAACTGAAAGATCACGGAAACGGTGGTTTTGGAGAGAAGTTATTTGTAAATCTGACAGACACGCCTTACTATGCGGATGGTCCCAAGGCAGAACCTGTGGCATACAAAGACTTGCTCGTCACACACATGGAAGAGTTGGGATTCAAGCTCATCATGTGGGAAGGTCTGACTGGGAATCCTATTTCAGAGTTGTATAGTAAATTTATCTTTGTATATAAGAGATGAGCATACCACTGATTGTGTTACTCACCGCAGTGATTGTAATTTTTTACAATACGAAACAACCGGATAATTTGAAGATAGTCAATGAAAAGTACAAAACCCTCAGGGAGCATCTCAAAGAGACGAACAACGAAAAGTTTCACATGCTCAAACGCCCCATCCCGATCACCGGTAAGATGTGGATGAATGACAGTGTTGGAACGAATACGAACAAGGGGGGGGAGATAATCGTGTGTCTAGACGGTGAACCCAATGAGATTTTCCACGTGCTCGTCCATGAACTTGCGCATTGCACAGTCGACGAGTATTCTCATTCCCCAGAATTTTGGAAAAATTATGAGGAGCTCAGGGACATTTGCGTCAATTTAGGAATATACGAGCGAGTCACCGAGAAGAAAGATTTCTGTGGTCAACATGTCCAGGACAAATAATCTCAGTTAAGTTTAATGAAGACACCACTCTCTGTCCTGGCAACAGCCGTGGCCTATTGGGTCGCTTTATACATCGTGCTCGTGCTCCCCCAGTTTTCGAAGAGCTACTTGATTAACCTTTTCTGGATGACACTGATTGCTCCTAACGTGTTGAGATACGCCATAGGGAACATCCCTCAGCTTGCGGTGGATCGTGGGTTTTTCCTCGTATCCACCCTCATCGGATTTATCCTCGTATATCTCATCAATCAGGTTTCCCCCGACACACGGGAGGCTATGAGGAACAACAGGGCGTCTAATGATAAGAAACTGAAACTTGGTCTCTTATTATCAGGGACATTTGCCTTTGGAACTTTAGTCGCGTATTTCGCTGGAATGGACA